AAGACCTAAATATGATTTGGTAATTGCCTTTTTAGAAATATTATCACTAGCAAGAAATGAACCATAACCCAATAAATCCAAAATCTTACAAGAACCATATGAAAACGGAAGACCGGCATCATCAAGCAAATCAGAGCCAGAACCGACAGCAAGAGCAAGAGTATTACTAATATTAAGCAAAGATGTATTAGGTACAGAAGACAACATCTTAGTATTAGAAGTACCGCTATCGGCAGAGGTCATATAATCAGACATCTGGGTAAATGCCTGCGGGAGAGCACGGGAAATCAGACGTAACGGCACAGCGTAAAAATCATAATACTCTTTAATACGGGTATAAGCAGCCGTATTAACAGGGACAGTACGGGTAAACCAATCAGAAGAAATACGATACTTATTACCGGGAATAGCAATCTGCCAATAACAAGGTAAAATTTCACCAACTTTAGCGGAAAATAGTTTCTTTGAACTTAAATCGAACGACGAGCGATGAACATTAATTTTAGCTCGGTCCAAAGGATTAAAATCACTCATAATTAATTAAAATTTAAAATTAGACCATACGGTTAAATATATTGTTAGCATCATTAAGTTTTTTGTGCTTAATCATATCACGACAGAATGTCGAACTACGGTACCGGAGTTGCTCAAGGAGTTGAACCGTTTCACTCGATACGGCCTGCAAGACATCAATTTCCTGCCCATTCTGAGGCAACGCAAACATACAATCTGAGATATCAGGGTATTGGGAACGGAGGCTATATGCATCTCGTAAACTTTCATAATTCTTTTTCGTTTCATATTCTATGCCTTTTTTAAGTATAAACATAACGCGACCATAGCGAGAATCGATATTAGAACCAAAATCAGGCAAATGCCAGTTACGAAAAAATTTATGAACGTAAAGGAAAAGCCGATAAAGCTTAGAAATAAAAGCCTGAACGTCAACATCACTAGACAAGTTAACAAACCTAGTAAGGCACCGAGCATTATGTAATATAATCTTATCATCATCAGTGAGAATAGGATTAAGTTTAAGATATTGATAATAAACACGGACAAGATCTAAAATCGAATCTTGTTTATAATCTACAAATCCGAATTTTGCAATCCTTTTTGGCGTTGAGTGAACAGCGAAAAGAATTCGAGCAATCGCAGTACTATCGTCATTGCGAGCAGACGAGAATCGGGGGAGTAAGGTACGGATATACGACATGGGTGGAGTTGACCGAACACAGAAACCGCCGAAGTTGTAGCATCTTCCATTAACGACAGAATCGATTTTTGCCTCAATTTGCGCATAAGGATCATCGTCTTCCACGAAATCGCAACCTTTTTCAAAGAATCCAATAGATGCTCGCGACTTGGGTCTAAACGAGCGGCATGAGCGATATAATAAGGGAGCAGAGCAAAGGCTGTTAACGTAACTCGCAACGTACGACGCAGCTCCGCCAGCGGAATGTTGGAAATCTGAACGACCGAGTTTCCAACTCTTATCGTGACATTCTCGTAATACCTTTGCGACTTCGCTCGAGTTCGAGAATAATAACAAATGGAAATGCGGACGGAAGTGTACAGGACCATACTCGCCCACAGCGTAAAAATGTAACGTCTCATAAGAACCTAATTTTTTAAATAAATGTTTACGTAAACGTTTTATATAGTTCTGGACATCAACGTAGTTCAGAAAGGGAATAAGGTTATCACGGCCGTATTGTTCAGAAACGGGATAGTCCGTTTTGTTAAGGGCTTGCGTCTTATGGATAAAACTACGAATAGCATCCATAGAAAGAAACCAATTATCCTTAACAGGAACATATTCCTTAAGCTCACGGTCAAACGGCACAGTACCTTGTACCTGATCGAAGAATATATGACGCAACGCGGAGTTATCATCACATTGATAGTCGGAAACAGGAATGTAATTATGGTATTCATTTCCAAAATGAACATCTCCCGAAATGCCGACAGCGTCCTCATATTCACTATGGAGTACCTTGCAATACATAAGAGGAAGATTCGCATTATCATACGTAAGAGTAACAAAATAAGAATACTTGAAAGCACTTCCAGCAGTCTTCACTCGTATGGACGCTTTTTTAGCACGCTTATGGATACAATAATCGCATTGACCACAATCAACGGCAATACGTGTACCAGTGTACTTATTCGTAATAAATGAACGATGTTGACAATGGTCAACCGCTTTCAACAATTCAGGAGAATATTTCATAATTATTAATAATTACGTTTGTCAATCACTTGGTGACGGTTACGCGAGCAAAACGAAATATGAATAAATGTTGGATATATAATAAGTTGGTCAAATGGCGAAACATTATCCGAAAAAAGATGAATCATTTCAAGCAACTTATTAAATGTAGTAGAGCCAAAGGGCTTAATATCAACAGCTTCGCCTACAAGGTGCTGAGAATTCGGGGAACCATTGCAAGCCTTATTTTGTTCAGGAGTACGTCTAGCACTAGTCACCGAAAAATGAACATTAGAGTACAACAAATACTCAAGAAAATGCATAAGAGTATAGTTCATAGTCCAATAGCATTAAGAATGTAACCTAAGGCAGCAGAAACAGCACCGATAACGATTTTCCAAATATTAGTCTTATTCATGAGTAGCAGGTTTAGATAGTTCAAATTTACGTGAAAGCTCAAAGAAATCATTTTCCTCCTTAATCGAGTCAATAATGACAAGACAACCATATGAAGTAAATCTCTCAACAAAATCTCCAAAACCATCAAGAGAATCGATAGTAAAAGGCGAAATAAAATCACGACCAGTATTTTTGTCTTTAATAGAAATAATAAATCTTTGCATAATTGTAAAATGTTTAAAATGTTAATAATAGTTGTAACTTCTAACTGGGAGCAAATATACGAACTAAAATCATAATTCCAAAGAAAAACTGTTTTTTTTAGATTCTACCGTGGAGTGTGAGTTGTGCGTTTATGGACAAGGGAAGGGAGAATCCGAGAGGATAACTCGGATTTGCTTCGCACACAACTAGGGGCTTCGCTTAATTAGCAAGTGGATGTATACAGGGTGTATAGGCACGGCAAGGCAGGAACTGTCTTGCCTTTGCGCGCCTACGCGCTAAAATACCGAAGCGGAACGCTTCTCTAAGGAAGTCGCTCCGCTCCATTTTTCGATCAGGCCCTACGCGGGCGGCGGGTGTATATCGCTCAAACGCCGCGATGGGCTTCTAGTCCTAAAGAATGTTTACCGACCATTATAAATAGTAGTATTACGAGAACCATAATCATTACGAAAGATATTAGCACCGGGACGAAATGCGCCAATAAAATTACCAGCACCAGCAGCAATACTACCAAGACCACGAGCAACAGATTCCCAATAATGAGTACGTCCTTGTTTACGAGCCAATTCCGCACCATACTCAGCAGCTTTCTGATTAGCCATAGAAGTTTTATACTCCGCATGTTTACGAAGCTTAACATTCTCATAATCGTACGTATAATCACGATATTGCAATTCATTAGAGGCCTTAGCTGCCTTAATCAAAGAGTCAGCCGTCTCGGAAGCTATATGATTGTCAATTTTCTTACCAGAAGCCTCAGCAGCAGTAAGAATAGCACGCTGAATTTCAGTCTGTATTTGCTTCTCAGTAAGAGCACCTTGGGAATGGAGATTGGCTAAGGTTTGAGCCTTAATAAGCAAATCAGCTTGTTGGTTCTGGTCCATATATTTATTCATAATACGCTGAGCTTCAGAATTAAGCAAAATCTGCGTTTCCTGTGCGGCCGAAATACGTTCAGCGAACTGAGCGTTTCTCAAATTCTGAGCTTCAGTAGACTGGTCAAGGGCAGCAGATATACGACCTGTCGTCTTATTCCAATAACCGGATTCACCAACCGCTAAATTCTTCCAATTAGTAAGACCTCTATAATAATCTGACAATAGAGGAGTCAATGTATCAACCTGATTAGAACGGGCACCAGACTCACCAGCAGAAGCATTAGAAGCTCTGGCTTGAGCAAGAGAGGCGAGTGACTGAAAAACATTGGAAAAATTAGGCTTAAATGCCTGCATACTAGGAACAGGAGCAGCGGTAGCAGCAGCACCACCAGAGGCAGGAGAACGAGAAACACCAGCACCAGCAGAAGAACCAACAAAAGGGTTTAAACCTCGAGAAATCATTGCTTCAGGAGAATTATACTCGTTATTCTTATTCCACATATCTTCTTGCCAATCACGCTGTAGACTAGCCTGTTTTGCATTAAAATCATTTTGCTCGCGCATCATACGTAAATTGACTTTATTCTGGTGATTCTGGTTAATCATACCAACAACATTATCAGTAAGATTACCTACGGAAGAAGCAATAGCATCAAATAAGCCCATTATTCAGCAGAGGCAGGGGCGGGATCCGAAGACGGCGCTGCCTTTTGCTCTGCCAATAAAGACTCAGCATAAGAAGACAATTCAGAATGCTCGCTAGCCAACTCTCTAAGAACAGCCTGACGTTCAGACATAGTCTGACAGTGACGCGAAATAACACAATTAAATCGTTCTTCATCAGTCATATTATCCATAGCAGTAGACGAAGTAGGATGCATCTGGGCAAGAATGTTCTGAACATTCATATCACCAAGCAGGTTACGATATTTTTCCTGATTCAAAAGAATCTGTGTCATATCACACTGAATCAAATCACCGTCAGGAAGTTCGTCATACAGAACCGAATCATAAACAGACGGCTGATAACACGGATTATCTTCAACACTAACAGGAACATAAGTATCCTGAATAAAATCGGGATTAATATAAGCAAAACTTCTCATAATCAACTAAATTAATAAGGTAAACCATTTCTGTCCAAATTTTGGACAGCATATACTTGGAAATTAACATTACACAATAACTGATCAAAGGCAACAGAAGAATTCTGGCCTGAAACCTGAGGCTCAAAAATAGAATTCAATTGCTGAGGACGGACTTTCATGGACTGATAAGACCAAGAACCAGAAGAAGTCAAAACATCCCAACCATCAATAGGAGCGGACCAAGACTGGTAAGCCAGACCGGAACGGAAACCAGCATGAACTGTATCAATATTAGATTTCCATTGCCAATAACGCAAATTATATCCAATTGAGGTAGAAACAGAACGACTAGGATTATTATGAAGATTCAAGCCGGGGACAGGCTGCATACCCAACTGATCAAAGGCAGGTTGAGGAAAGTCAGATATAGAAGAAACGGTCAATTGAGGATTTTGACCTGTCAAATTCCAATCAACCAAAGGAACAGCATGATAAACACAAATAATCACCTGATGCTCGGCACCACAATCATAAGTAATAGTATGGCCGGAATTAGAACCAACACCTTTACCAGCAATAACAGCCTGAGAATTATCAGCAGAAAGATTTGTATTAAGAACCTCATTAATATTAATTACATTAGACCAACCACCAATATAATGAGAATGATTGCCCATATATTCAGGAGCCTTGATGCCAAATTGAGCTGACATCTGATCAGAATAGTCCTTACTAGAGAACTGGACTACTTCTTTCCAACGCTGGAGATATTCTGTAGCACGAAGTGAAAGGGCAGAAAGGTCGGTATTAACACGAAGCAATCTATCGGATTTAGCAGAATTAGATGAAGTTGTCTGAACAATATCACCGCCAGAAGGATTGCGAACAGGCGAGGTACTTATGCCATCAGTAGTACGAGCCAAAACAACATTAGACGGTTGCGTCCTGTCAAGAGGTGAAAGAAGCGCTACCGAACCGTACTGAGAACTAGGAAGTATACCCATAAAATAGTCTTTAGGGTAATTAGCATACCGGAGCTTTAACATATCAGGAACAACAGCCAACTGTGACGTTCCATCCCAATAATCAACATTATAAGAATAGGCCAAATGTTTTTCCCATTGAGAATTACTGAAAAAATCAAAATAGACTTTCTGGTACGCCAATAGCGGAAGCAAATTTACAACCTGAGAAGACTTATAAACCAAAGGATTATCAACATCGGCAACATCAGCAAGACCTAAATATGATTTGGTAATTGCCTTTTTAGAAATATTATCACTAGCAAGAAATGAACCATAACCCAATAAATCCAAAATCTTACAAGAACCATA